AGGCCCGCGACCGGCTGATGGGCGAAGAACCCCATGAAAATGAAGCGCCCCGGGATGAACGGCAGCACGAAGCGTTTGTCAATCACCTGCGCACCGGCAGCGGTGAGACCCTGCAGGCCTACAACAGTCTGCAGATGGCCAACCCCACTCAGGCAGGCTATCTGGTGGCCCCGGAAAGGTTTGTGGCCGATCTGATCGCCGAGCTGGACAATGCGCTGCCGTTCCGCAGCCTGTGCAGGCGCTACACGCTGCAGGGCGCGCAGAGCCTTGGCTTCCCCAAGCGCACCGCCCGGATGAACAGCGCTGCCTGGGGCACGGAAGTAAGCGCTCCGACCACGGATAATACCCTTGCTTTCGGCAAGCGGGAGTTCAAGCCTAACCCCATGACTGCCGAGATCCTGCTGAGCCGTACCCTGATCGCCAACGCGCCTCAGGTAGACGGCATCGTGCGTGCCGAAATGGCCTATGACCTTGGCGAACTGATGGAAGAAGCCTATATGAGCGGCGATGGTGTGGACAAGCCTCTGGGCGTATTCACCGCCAACGACGCGGGCATTTCCACCGCCCGAGACGTGGCCGCTGACAACACGGCGACCGCTGTTACCTTCGACGGACTGATGAACGCTAAGTATTCCATCAAGCAGCAGTATCAGAACAAGCTGCGCTGGCTGTTCCATCGGGACGCCATGAAAATGATCGCCAAGCTGAAGGACAGCGACGGTCAGTACCTGCTCCAGCCCTCCGTAACGAAGGATGCGCCGGACATGCTGCTGGGCCGCCCTGTGGTGCTGAGCGAATACGCGCCCAATACCTTCACCACCGGCAAGTATGTGGGTCTGCTGGGCGATTTCAGCAACTACTGGATCTGTGACAGCGAGGGGATGGAGATCCGCGTGTTGGCGGAGCTGTATGCCCGTAACAACCAGATCGACTATTTGGCCCGGATGAGCACCGACGGTATGCCGGTGCTGGAGGAATGCTTCGCCCGCGTGAAGCTGGCCTAACCTGACAGGAAAACGGGAAGCCCACGCCGATCTTCCAAAGATGCTGGGCTTCCCGTAGAGGAAAAAGGAGGAAAAGACGATGATTGGAAGCATGAAGGAATCTGCCAAGCTGCTGGTAGTCAAAGCCGGCGCTGCGGCTGCCGCAACTGAGATCGCCGACGCGGCGATCGTGGACATGCAGGGCTATCGAAGCGCGGCGTTCGTCTGTCTGATGGGCAGCGGCATCAAAGCCACGGCCAAGGTTGCCCTGAGCGTGGTACAGGGGGACGCTGCCGACCTGAGCGACGGCGTGGAAAGCGCAGCGCTGGTGCAGCACACCGCCGCCTCCGATGGCGACGGCAACGGCAAGCTGCTGGTGTTGGACGTGGTGAATCCCTGCAAACGGTATATGCGGGTCAAGGTGAAGCGGGAAACCGCCGTGGCGGACGTTCCGGCGATCCTGTACAACGGCGGCGCTGTGCCCGCTCAGCTGGGCGACATGCTGGACGGCGCTGTGCTGGCACAGTAAGGAGGCCCCTATGAAAGTAAAATTCAAGACCCGGTCCTCCGGCCCGGAAGGGACGATCTATCCCGGTCAGGTGGTGGACGTGCCTGAAAGCGAGGCCCGAATGCTGGCGGAGGGCGGTTACGCTGTGCTGCTGGAACAGCCTCGGACGGCAGAAGCGGAGCAAATGCCCGCTGAAGAAACGGAGCAAATGCCCGCGGAAATGGAGCAATCCACCGAAGAAGCGGAACAAATGCCCGAAGAAACGGAGCAGCCCGCCGAAAAAGCGGACCAGAAGGCCGAAGAACCGCGGCGCAAGACTGAAAGAAAGCGGGTTTGACGCTATGATGCGCTTTCGGGTGACGGCACCGCCTACGGATGAACCCATTGATCTGAAAATGGTGCGGGACACACACCTGCGCGGCATTCCGGACGACAGCAGCGAGAACGACTATCTGCGGCAGCTGATACGCGCCGCCCGGGAATACTGCGAAAACTACACGGGGTTATCGCTGGGGCCGCAAACGCTGGAGAAAACGATGACGCTTCCCCGACCGCCGATCCGCCGTATCGTCAGCGTGACCGTCACCCGAAAAGACGGGAGCGTGGAAACCGTTCCCGCGTCTGCCTATCGGCTGGACGCGGGACGGAGCCTGCTCTGCTTTTCAGGTCTGCCGGAAAATGTGGAATCCCCTGCGATCACCTACGAGGCTGGGACACTGGAGCTGCCTGCGACGGTACAGCAGGCGATCCTGCTGCTGGTCGGCCACTGGTATGATAACCGGGAGGCCGTAGTTGTGGGCAGCGTGACCAGCGTAGAGGTGGGCATGGCGGTAAAGAACCTGCTGAACCAGAATAAGGGCTGGTGGTTCTAATGGCGAAAAGCGTGCGCACCGGAGAAATGCGGACGGCGGTGGAGTTCTACTCCGTAGAACACGGCATTAACGCAAACGGCTTCCCCACGGAAACGGAAAAAGCTTTATTCTCCGGGCCGGTCGCCTGCAAATGGGTGACAGCCCACGGCAGCGAGGCTATGGAAAATATGCGGCTGAATCTGGAACAGACAGCCACCCTGACCACCCGGTATACGCCCAAAATCACGGTGCGGAGCCGCTGCCGAAGAAAAGACGACCCTGCCGGGCAGGAATGGGAGATTGTGAATCTGAACGATGTGGAAGGACGGCACAAAACGCTGGAAATCTATGTGCGGCGGGTGGTGAAGGCATGACGCTGGAAAAAGAGATCCGTGATTTGCTGGCTCCGCTGGAAATGCCGGTGGCACAACATGTGTATACAGGCGCGGCGGAACGGTATATCGTATTCGAAACGATGTTCGTGCCGGACGGATACGCGGATGATAACGCCCAGTATGAGAGAGTGCTGGTGAATCTATACCTGCATACGCCCATGACCGAGGATACCACGAAACTTCGGCGGCAGATCCAGCGGCTGTGCGCAGAACACGGATGGCCATGGCCCAGCGTGACGGATGTAAGCAGCGACGCAGTCACGGCCGATGGGGCGAAACGGCGGCTGCTGTTTGAGACACAGACGGTGCTGGGGGTGGAATACGATGGCACGGATTGAATTTGGCGACATTGAAGCCCTGATGGACGACCTGCGCCAGTTGGGGGAAGACACGGAAGAAATGGCGCTGGAGATCGTGACAGAGCAGCAGGACATTTTGTATGAGGCCCAGCAGAAAACGGCGGAAAGCATGCTGCAGGGCCCGTACTACGCTGGGGATGTAAAAGCCGGTATGCACGTCAAAACGCCTTTTTCCACCGGGAACGGCGCGGAGGCGCGTATTACCTTTGAGGGCACGGCTCATGGCAACCGTATCGGTGAGATCGCCTTCATCAATGAGTATGGGAAAACGAATCAGCCGGCCCGCCCCTTTATTCAGATGGCCATCGAACAGGAGGACGGAAATTTGGGAAAAGCGGCGGACAAAATCGTGGACAAATACCTGAAAAGAGCGGGGCTGTAAACAGCTTCGCTTTTTGGTAGCAGAAAGGAGAAAACAAAATGGCCAGAATCGGTTTTAAGTATTTCTGCGGGGCGAAAATGAAAACGGAGCCCATGAACGCAGAGCCTACCTACGAAGCGGGAAAGCAGCTGGGCAAGGCGGTAAGCAGCAATCTGAGCATTACCAACAGTGAGGGCGAACTGTGGGCGGATGACCAGATCGCCGAAAGCATGAGCGAATTTGCCTCCGGCACGTTTACCGCCGAGGTGGACAACATTGCGCTGGCAGATCAGGCCTACATGTACGGAGCTAAGTATGTGGACGACGAGCTGCAGCAGAGCAGCGAAGACAACGCGCCTTATATGGGCGTGGGCGGCGTACAGGTGATCCTGCTCAACAATGTGCGCAAGTTCCGCGGATGGGTACTGAGCAAGGTAAAGAGCAAGGTGCCTGATGAGGATAACAACACCAAGACCGCCAGTGTGAGCTTCGGCACCCAGCCCATCAGCTGCACGGTGCTGCAGCCCAACTATGGCCCCTGGCGGCGCATGAAGGAGTTCACTACCGAGGCGGCGGCCAAGGCGTATGTGGACACACTGCTCAATGTGGCGGCATGGCACGCCATCGAGGTGCAGGCTCAGGGCACCGGCCCGAACAAGAGCGTGGACTACACGGGCGGCTATGCAGCCGACAAGAGCGCCTTTGAACTGACCATCACCGGCACGCCGACTAAGGTGTACGACAATGGTCAGGACGTGACCAGCAGCCTGAGCGGCGGCAAGTATACCCTTGCCAGCGTCGAAGGCGACCATAAGATCGCGGTGATTTTCTAAAATTGGGGTTGACTTTCAAGCACACATTAAGTATAATAAATGTGTGCTTGAAAGTGGGGTGATAATGTGAGCCCGCGCACAGGGAGACCGAAGCTGGAAGACCCAAATAACAAGCGTTTTAGCGTATGCCTTAACGAAAAGACGCTTGAACGCTTAGAAAGCTATTGCCAAAAAAATGGAATTACCAAAGGCGAAGCTGTACGCAGAGGGGTTATTCTGCTTCTGTCGCAAAAGAAAAACCCGTAAACTGTTTCAATCTTGGCGGAACGAACAGTTTACGGGCCGACCACAAGATCGCGGTGATTTTCTAAAATTAGGACTTGACTTTCTGTTTAACACAATGTATACTGTTAAACAGAAAGTGAGGTGAAATCGATGTCCCCGCGGACTGGACGTCCGAAAAGCGATAATCCGAAAGGAGATTTTGTCGGGGTACGATTGGACAAGCTAACGGTTGAGAAGCTGGATGAAGTGGTGAAACTGAAAAAGTCCAATCGTTCGGAAATCATTCGAGAAGGAATTGAGCTTATTTATTCGGACACAAAAAAATAGGATAACGGGCGCAATCTTGGCGGACGAACCCGAAATCCTATGAATCCACCCTTTCGGGAGGTATGAATATCATACCACATGCCTCCCGAAAGGTCAACTTTGATGACCCGACAGGAGGTATTATTATGACTACGTTTGAGATCATGGAAGAAGTCAGCAGGATTCATCTGGAACTGCAGGGCGCTCAGGCGCTGGGAGACGTGCTTTTTGAAAAGCTGTTTGTCAAGGACAGGCCCGACCGAATGGCCTATGAGATGGAATACGACCGGCTAGTGCTGCTGAACCGTATGAACGCCAGTCAGGTGGAGCGTGGCCTGGAATGGCTGGGCAGTCTGGAGGAAACACTGGGAAAAATGCTGAAAGAAAAGGAGGGAGTAGCCTGATGAATGAAATGAAGGTGTTCGAAAACTCGGATTTTGGTCAGATCAGGACGGCAATTCAAGGCAATGAACCGTGGTTTGTTGCAGTGGATGTGTGCCGAGTGCTGGAAATTGGGAATCCGTCGCAAGCAACAGCACGGCTGGACGATGATGAAAAGATGACCACTCTCATTTCAAATGAGGGTGCGGCAAGCGGTAAGTCCAGCATGGCGTTTGTCAACGAAGCCGGTTTGTATACGCTGGTGCTGGGCAGCCGCAAGCCGGAGGCGAAAGCCTTCAAGCGCTGGATCACCCACGAGGTTATTCCCGAAATTCGAAGGCATGGGGCATACCTGACGGATGAAGCCACGGAGGCATTTTTCAGCAATCCGGACACGTTTGCCAGATTAGCGGTGAAATGGCGGGACGAACGTCATGCCCGTCTGGCGGCGGAGGAACAGGCGAGGGAGAAGCAGAAGAAAATCGAGGCAGATGCGCCGAAGGTGCTGTTTGCGGACAGCGTCGCGGCCAGCCGAAGCGAAATTCTTGTAGGCGAACTGGCAAAACTGCTGCGGCAGAACGGAGTACCCATTGGCCAGAACCGGCTGTTCCAGCGGATGCGGGAGGATGGGTTTTTGATCAACCGAAGAGGCACGGATTACAACACGCCTACCCAGAAAAGCATGGAAATGGGACTGATGTGCATCAAGGAAACGGCCATTACCCATGCGGATGGTCATGTGACAGTGAACCGCACCCCTAAAATCACGGGCAAGGGGCAAGTTTACTTTATTAACCGCTATCGGGCATAAAAGAACATCAAAGAAAGGCGCTGCCGCCGGGCAGCGCCTTTTGCAACCCTATTTACACTTTCGCAAGCGCTTGCGGATGAAAGGAGAAAACATGAAAATCAATGATTTCCCGCTTTTGTATAATGCCAGGGCGCACTTTTCGCTGGGAGAAAAATACCCGGACGGATGCGCCGCGGCTGTTTTACAGCCGGGACGGGAAGGGCACGACGCGCTGCTGGATGTGCTGACGGTGCTGATGGAGGAAGCGGAGCTTTGCCGCCGCGCCATGGGGCACGACCGACGGGAACTGCCCGGCCGGGAGCAGATGGACGCACTGCTGACGCCCCTGCAGGAAGTAAAGCTCAAAGGCAGGTGCATCGAGGCGATCAACCGGGGGCTGGAAGCGGAGGAAGAGACCGGCGAAGTGGACGAAGTACTGGCCGAACTTGAAAAAAAAACGGCCATCGGATGACGAAAGCCGGGTATATCGCTATGACGCTGAGCTTGGGGCTGCGGCCGGATGAAGCGCTGCAGATGGAGCTTTCGCAGGTGATCCGAATCGCCAAGGCCCGGGAACAGCAGGCGCGAGAAGCCCGGGAAGCTGCACGGAGCAGAGGAGAGTGAACAGATGAGCGGCACGCGCAACACATCTACCCGGATCGTGCTGGAGGGAGAAGCCGAATACCGGGCGGCATTGAAAAACATCAATCAGGAGTATAGCCTGACCAAAAGCGAACTGGAGAAGGTAAACTCGGCCTTCCGTGGCCAGCAGAATACTGTTCAGGCGCTTCAGCAGAAATATACAGCCCTGAGCGGCGTGCTGGACTCTGCTCAGAAAAAGCTGGAACTGGAGAAAAACGCCGTCGAGCGCAGCCGGGCACAGGTAGAACAGTACGGCACCAAACTGGAAGAAGCCAAGCGCAAACTGGCTGCACTGGAAAGTGGGACGGATGATGCCGCAAAGGGGACGGACGAGTACAAGAAAGCCCTTGCTGATGCACAGGCAGAAGTAACGAGGTATGAGGCTGCTCAGGGAAAGGCTGAGGATGCCCTGAACCGGCACTCGGTGGCCGCCAACAAGGCCGAGGCCAACGTCAATAAGCTGGAACAGGAACTGGAGCAAACGGGCAAACATCTGGATGAGGCCAAGAACAGCGCCGATGGATGCGCCACCAGCATCGACGGCATGGGCAAGGCTGTGAAGGACACCGGCGAAAAGACCGAAGAAATGGGCGAAAAGACCGGCGACGCCATGGAAGCGTTAGCCACCGCGCTGGCTGCCGCCGGGGTGATGGAAGCCCTCGGAAAGATCAAGGATGCGCTGAAAGCCTGCACCGACAGCAGCATTGAATTTGAAAGCGCCATGGCGGGCGTGGCCAAAACCAGCGATATGAGCGCCGCTGAGTTGGACGCTATGGGCCAGAGCATTCTGGACATGAGCAAGACCATTCCCATGACGACTACGGAGCTGGCGGGCATTGCCGAGGTGGGCGGACAGCTGGGCATTGCCAAGGAGGATCTGGCCGGTTTTACGGAGGTCATGGCTCAGCTGGGCACTGCTACCAACATGACCAGTGAAGAAGCGGCTACGATGCTGGCGCAGTTCGCCACAGTGACGGGTATGGACGCCAGCCTGTACAGCAATTTGGGCAGTACCATCGTAGATCTGGGCAACAACTTTGCCACCAACGAAAAGAAGATCACGGACATGGCGCAGAGCATTGCCGCCGCGGGGACTAATGCGGGCATGAGCGAGGCGGATATGCTGGCCCTGAGCGCCGCCGTGACCAGCGTGGGCATTGAGGCAGGAGCAGGCGGCACCAGCATGTCTACCCTGATCCAGAAGATGCAGCTGGCGGTGGAGACAGGAAACGGGCTGGACGAATGGGCGGCCGCGGCGGGAATGAGCGCGCAGGAGTTTGCTTCTTTGTGGGGCAAGGACGCTACCGGGGCGCTGACCACCTTTATTCAAAGTCTTGGAACCACAGAAGAAAGCGCCATGAGTACGCTGGTGGCGTTGGGCCTGAACGATAGCCGCCTGGTGCGCATGGTGACCAGCCTGAACAGCGCCGAGCAGAAAAATCATCTGCTGAGCAATGCCATTCGGACGGCCAATACCGCCTGGCAGGAGAACACGGCGCTGACCAACGAAGCCGCGACCCGGTATGCTACGACGGAGAGCAAGATGACGCTTTTGCAAAATGCCAGCGAGCGGCTGAAAATCGCTATCGGCAATCAGCTTCGCCCGGCGCTGGCCAAGGCGGCGGAGGCAGGAACAGATCTGCTGGACTGGGCCAGCGATTATGTGAACGCCAATCAGGAACTGGTGCCGCTGATCACAGCGGCCGTAGGGGCCATTGGAGCGTTTGTAGGGACGCTGGCGGTAGCGGCTGCGGGAATCAAGCTGGCCCAAACGGCCATGGCGCTGCTGAACGCGACCGTTGCGGCGAACCCCTGGGTTCTGGCAATTGCAGCGGTAGCGGCCTTTGGAACGGCCATTGCCGCCCTGGCGCTGACCAGCGACAACACAGTAGCGGAATTGACTGCGGACGCGGGAAAACTGCCAGCCGCTTTTACCAATGCCAAGGAGCAGATCGCGGCAGACAGTACGGAGATCGAGGCCAGCGCGGAAAGCGCACGCAACCTGATACAGCGCCTGCAGGACATGGAAAGTGAACTGGGAGACGCAGCACACAACACGACCGAATGGAAAGCCGTACTGACTGCCCTGACGGAAGTGGTGCCCGACCTGGCCGGGAAGATCGACATGGAAACAGGAGCCATCGAGGGCGGAACGGCGGCGCTTCTGGAAAATGTGAACGCGTGGGAAAAATTGGCCATTCAGCAGGCAAAGCAGCAGGCGCTTTCCGATTATCTGACAGCGATCGTAGACGCGGAAAAAGAGCTTTTTGAGAATCAGGCTGCCTTGGCCAAAGCCAGAGCGGAACACGGCCCTATTTACGACAACATTATTCTAAAAGAGCACGAACTGGCACAGGCGCAGAATGAACTCAGTGCGGCGATGCAGGAGGCAAAGGCGAACGGGACATGGACGCCGGGAATGGATCCGCGCGCTGTGCCGGTGCTTGGGGAAGCGGCGCAAAAGGTGGATCAGCTGACGCAGGAATGCAATGCGCTGAAAGGAGCCAATCGAGAGGCTTACACCGAAGTGGACAACCTGACGCAGGCTGTAGCGGATGGCGAAGAAAAGGTGGTGGCGGCAAAGGAAGCCTATCAGGGGCTCAGCGAGACCATTGGCGACATGGGTTCCAACGCTGATAAATCCGGAAATGATGTCAGCGAGGCGGTCAACGCGCAGGTAGAAACCTTTCAGAATATGGCGGCGGAGCTGGAAAATTTGATCGCTGTGCAGCAGGCGGCCAAAGAAGCGGCATTGCAGCAGATCGAAAGCACTGTGCATGGCTTTGAACAGATCGCCGAGATCGTACCGCAGAGCGCAAAGGACACGGTCGAAGCGCTGCAAAGCCAGCTGGTGTTCATGGAACAATACGGCGAAAACATGAAGGCGGCGCAGGAAAGAGGCGTATCGCCGGAGGTGATCGCCGCGCTGAGCGACGGCACGGCCCAAAGCGCGGCCATTCTGGCCGGTTTGGCTACTGCCAGCGATGATGAAGTGGCCAATATCAACGAGTCTTTCGGCAAAATCAGCGAAGGTAAGGACAACCTGGCCGAGATCATGGCCGCGGCACAGACGGACTTTGAGACGAAGGCGCAGGCCATTCAGGACAAGTGGAACAGCACGGTGGAGGCCATGAATCAGGAGACGGCGGCCACACAGGCAGGCGTAGAGACCGTGCAGGGACTGATCGCCGGAATCAACAGCAGTATTCCGGGACTGCAGGACGCCGTGGCACAGATCAACGCAGTGCTGGCCGGGATCAAGGCTCCGTCTATCGGGTTAAGTCTGCCGAGAGCGGCGACCCGGACAACGGTCTATACACCGAACGCTCAGGGCTTGGACTATGTTCCCTATGACGGCTATTTGGCCCAGCTGCACGAGGGCGAGCGGGTGTTGAGCCGGGCAGCGGCACGAGCCAGCCGGGCGGAGGATATGGCCAACTATGGCTATATGGCCCGTTGGCCCATGAACACGGAAACCTACAATAATCAGAATATTGTGATCCACATTCACGGCGGGAGCCGGGAAGGCAATGAGGATCTGGTGAAAAAACTGAAGCGGGAGCTTCGGCAC